CAAACACCATTGAGTCGTCTTTACATGATTCTTCTAGAGTAATATAACCTTGAATTCTATCACCAACTAGTGCATCTCGATGCCACTCACGCATTGCATACGTTGGATCATTTAACGCTTCGAAGTTAGAGAATACTCTCACCTCTGCTGTAGTCTCAAGATACTCACTAAGATCTTTAGCAGCTTTTTCTTCGATACTACGCAGTACATCTTGCTCAGTCTCACCTAGATGAGTCATACAAAACGAGTTGAAGTAAAGTTTAAGTGACTTTGATTCTACAATATACTTACTATCGCAAGGATATACAAACTTAGCCACACCTACAATAGGTCTACCACTATTTGTAAGACCAGTTACCTCATAACCATTCCATGTATCACCTCCTACAAAAGGAAGGCTATCATCTACAACATTAATATGCGTTCGGTTTGATTGACGAGGCTCGCGTACGAGTAAGCTCGGATCATATAGACTTGCATACTCAGATGACTTACCGAGGTGCTTATTAATATTTGAATTATCTAGTTCTTTTAATGCCATGTTCTTATTATATATTATTTGATGTTGATGTCAAGTCCTTTTTCAGACAAAGTCCTTTTAATTATTTCTAATCTTTCTTCTACTGTACCACTCAGTACTACAACCCTTTCTTTTAATCTAGGATTACACTCAAGCCAATGCTCGAAGTCACTAATGATATCATTCCTAAAACCAATATCTATACTTCTCTCACCATCGTCTTCGATCTTAACATCAGCTGAGTCAGTATAAAAAATAACATCATAACTTTCAATATAATTATCAAATAGATGATATGCATAATTACCAGTCCAGGTATTTAGAGCTTTATTATCTTCTAACCAGGAAGTATAGATAAGCCCATCTAGAATACATCTATCTAAGATAGAGCTTCTTTCTTGTTTGTTATGATTATTAATATTCTTAAAATGCTCGGTAATGATAAGAGCTTGAGTCATCTCATTACCAGCTTCATTAATATCAACACCATAGTCACGTTTAATAAGTCTAGTAACTTCAGGAACAAAGTTAACACTAGAATTACAATCACGTAACCTTTTAAGTAGAGTCGTCTTTCCAGTACATTGAGCACCGGAGAATGATATTAGTAGCTTACTCATTAGCAGTATATAGGTATGTTATTCTCACGATCATTCTTAAATGTTCCATCGTAGTTAAGATCCGTTTCCAATATTATATTAGAGTTCCTAAAAAACTGTTCCCAAGTATGTAGAGATAAAGCACTACAAACACCAAACATACCATCAAGTGAGTTTATTTTAATATTTGTATTTGTTGATTGTTCAGCTACAACTACAACCTCACCACCATCTACTTCATCTGTAACTCTATGGATAACACTACCAACAGTATCATACTTTTTAAGGTTCTTAAAAACACGCTCTTGCGGATCTTTACCTTTAAGTTCAGGGTAGTTAACTATATGACCTGGATGACCGTTATATATAGTATACCTTTCACATGTATCTGCAGGTACAATATTTAACCAGCCATGTAATGTGACTATATCTTTACTATTCAAAATCTCATCATAATACTGTACTTTATAATTGATACTTTTTGGTAAAGGTCTATACCAAAACTCAATATTAAAATACTTAAAGAACGTCTTACGTTCATCGTACGATTCTTTATTATCAGTAATAATAAGATCAGGCCTATACCCCTTCTTAATAAGACTTACAATTTCAGAACCAGTCTGCGAAAAGAACGCTACCCACTTACTACCTACTTGCATAGCTGCTTATATTGTTGTACGTTATAGTTAATATCAAACTTCTCATCTTCTGTAACCTCGTGATCGATAAGATCGGCTAGCATAGTAGATGGCTTCTGTGTCATTCCATAATCCTTAATATATCGAATACCTTTGATACCTGCGACGATAGGGTTGGATGTATCAACAGATCTAATAGACTTAATATCAGTATAATGCTTCATCTCTTGTGGGAGTGAATTACCGAGCAAGTGATGTGGCTTATTATGATTCCAGATACCATCATCAATCAACATATTAATAAACTTACGTCTACCATCTGCTAGTAACTCTAGCACGGCTCTATGATCATCTTGCTTATGTAGCTTGTCATATAGAGATTTGTCTTCTACATCCATAACTACATGCGGTCTTTCAATAGGCTCATAATGACCGATAGTTTTATACCAGGAGTAGTCAAATGAGATAGCGATATAATCTGCATGAGCTGACATATACTTATAACATTTAACTAACTGCTGATAAGTCTTTCCTTGTACAACTCCGATAGTCAGACCAGGTAGATCAGGATATTGCATCTTAAACTTATGAAAAGATGACATAGTCTTTTGCGAGTCTTCTAGAACATCAGGTACTACATAATAAGTAGGTTTAAGCTCTTCAACATATTTTACAAACTTCTCAGGATTAAAGGCATAACCAAGTTCAAAGATAGAGTTATCTAGCAATACCTCTCTACCAGCAAGAAGTGATTGTTTAAAGAAGGAGTAATACTCTGGGTGAGTCTCGAACAAGTGCACTAGAGCATAATCATAATCATTGTAATATCTAGACTCTTCTAGCATACTAATAGGTGTTTCATGTGATACAAGCATACTTATATTATAGCTCTTGAAAAACAGATTTCAAGTATAAATATAATAGAATGGGACTTTTAGATAACATAGGCAAAGTATCAAATAGTATAAGCAAGAAGGCTGGTGGTCTAGCTTCCGGACTTAATGACCTAACTTCTGCTGCAAAAGGTGTGTTGTGTTTACCAGCGATGATTTCTGGTGCTGTATCAACAATACCAAATATTATTGGTGGTATTATTGGTGGTATTACAAATACAATTAACAGCTCTATTGCTGCAGCAACGTCAATTGCTACAAACGCAATACAAGGTGCTGTTGATGATATAACTAGTAAATTCAATAAGGTAAATCAACTGTTAGGCGAAATAGGTACTATATCCTTAGAAGTAAATAATTTTTTTAATGCTATTGATAACAGTGTGGCAGATATAAAAAGCTTCATAAGCGATAAAGATAATTGTAGCTTTGCTGGTGCTGCACTGAGTAAGTGCTTAGCTCAAGAAACCTTAAATAATTTAAGCAAAAGGGATATATCATCTATTGCTAAAGGTAGTCTTAAATTAGAAGATGCTATTAACAAATCTGTGTCCACGGGTAACAAATTAGAGAGTGTTGTAGGTAGTAACATTAACAAACACGCCGCACAGCTAAACAGAGCCTCGAGTATTTTAAACAAAGCTAATAAAATTATTTAAATGAGTGATATACATATAGGTACAGTTATAGCAAACTCGGATATATCAGACCCTAGAAATACGGAGGCTATGGGTAGGGTACTCGTTATGATACGTAATAAGTCTGACATACCACAAACTGAGGATTATGTAAATCCGCATGGTAGTAATTTGTGTCGTTCGTTATCACCAGAAACTTTAAATAGAGTTAACAATACTGAAGTATGGGCTTATGTACTGCAATCTAATACTGGTGGTGCTATTGGTAGTTATAACCCAGGTAAAAATTTTACTAAACCACATAGCGATGCAAACGATCCTAATGATTCATATAAGAAGGCTCCAGCAGCTGCTTATGAGCTTACATTAGGTGCAGGTAACAATAGTACAGATGCAGGTTCTGCAGCCAACAATACAACAGACGCAAATTTTGTACCAGATAACAGAGATGGTGCTGCTAAGGGTATTTTTTGTATACCACCTATAGGCGCAACTGTTGCAATATCCTTTCTTAATGGTAATAGAGGTATGCCTGTTGTTATAGGTACCTTAATGGGTAAGGAGGCATATGGCTCAATAAATTCTGCCGGGAGTAGTGGTGGTCCAATGCCTGATTCTCCAGGCGCTACACAGGGAATAATAACACCTAATAAACAACAAACTGCTTAAATAAATGGCAAGTATACCTAGAAAAGATAAAACAAGTGATCAAACACCTGTAGCTCAAAACACGACCAATACTACAGCTACACCAACTAAAGCACCAAATACTTCTGTTAGTAGCGTAAGTGGTATACCTATAGAGAATCCTGAAGAGTGTAACATAGATAGAGATAGCTATGTCATTAACCAAGGTTCCGGGGCATTAGTGTTTTCTAATACAACCGGTCAGCAGCGTGTTCAACTTACCCATAGGTCTGGCTCTAATATTAAATTTGATAATAGATGCACATCTATGTTCTCACCTAATACTTATCAAACCTTGACTCATGGTAGTAGTTTTGCGACAACACATGGTGATGCATATAATACAGTATATAAAAATTATGAAAATAGAGCTTATGGTAATTTTTATATTATTACAGGTAGTAAAAAGTTTTTTAATGATAGCATAGCTAAAGAGTATGTAAAAGAGAGACGTGATATAGCAGTAGCGCAAGTAGCTCCGGAAAAAAAGATAGGTGGTATAACTAATAACTCTAAAGTACAACTACCGGTTGATGGAAAGCCTGATAAATCATCCGGGGCTGTTGAGAAAGGTAACTTCAAAGAAAACGAGTCCGCAAGTAAGGTTACTGATATTATAAAAGAAAAGCAGGGAAGGTTAACAGAGCTTGAGAAAGAGATGGGTACAGGTGGTAATATTATACTCACTTCAGCAAAACATATTTTATTCCAGGCTGGTACCGTCGCAGTACCATTTGACACAGGTTATAGTGTACAAAACGGTAGAGATATACTCAAGAAATATACTACACCTGCCGTAGGTATACAAGATAATAGTGCTAGTCATAGTCAAGTTAGAACAGCTGCACCTACATATGAAAGTACTGATACCTCGAGCAGTATGCCTTTCGGAGACATAACCTTTAAAGCTATGGGTAAGGTTAATATAGAGACTGGGTCAGGCGGCTTTAATTTACAATCTTCAGGTGAATCATCTATTTCATCTACCGGTCGTCTTGCCTTAGGTGGTACTGAAGTAGTTATTGGTTCGGGTACATCTTCAAGTGACGCGAGTGTTGGTAGGTTTACTGTTAAAAGTGATCACGACGTTTTTATTAATTCGAAAATAGTATTTACAACGGCCTCGCCCTTAATTAACCTAGCCGCTAGCGATCAAGTTACTATTGCAACTCCCTTAACTCATATTACTGAGGATGTACATATTGAAGGTGATTTACGTGTACAAGGTACTTTAACTGTACAGGGAGATATTTACTGTCATGGTAGTACCGGTATTGTTGTTACAAAAGGTAATCTAGATGTACAGAAAGGCTGGGGACATGTTAATAAAGATATTACTACAAACGCCAATGTACTAGTTCAAGGTGCAATTGCATCATACGGTACTGGTGGGTCAGGTGGTATAACAGCACGCGCTACAATAAAAACAGAGAAAGATATGATCGCTGGTAGTGTTAGTCTACGTAAGCATGTTCATCCTGGTGACTCCGGTGGTACAACGGGTCCACCAAAAGGTGGGTAGTTATGTAATATTAAGGTGTGGATATATGTGTCTTAGATTTAATATTACATAACGGGAAGCTGTATAATATTAAAAAGGTACCGCTACCTTCTTTTACTGTAACAGATAGGCCATCACTTAAAACTACAGGTCCTGCGATAATGGTTGACGATCCAGGTAATGTAATTATTCTATGTAAATTCCCAGTCATTGCATCATAAATTTTAATTTGATTTGATGATGCTAACGCTGCTGTAAATGTTGATGGTCTACTCATAATCTTTTATAGTATTTATAAACATCGATACCGCTTCATCGGATTTATGTGTAGCGAAGTTTAATGTATTACTAATTTTTTTATTTGAACTAATACCTCTTAACTTATGGTAATCAATTAAATCCTTTATATCCTGTGAATCAGGATCAGCTAAGCCTTCATCTTCAATATTAAGAATGTTTCTTATTTCTTGAATAGAATACCCTTTGTTGAGGTATGTCTTTGCCTTCTTTGTAATAAAGAATCTCTTTAGATTTTCTTCTGTTTCAAATTCATCTACCTTCTTCGCAAAATAATCCTTACTGAAAGTATATTTACTACCAGTTATAATACATTTTATACTTCTACTTGCCATAACTTATTTCTCCCATGGAAATACTAACCACGTACCTTCCTTAACTGTAACACCGTAGTGATCTACAACATGTTTGGTTTTCTCTCTAGCAAACAACGTAACGTATCTTACAGATTTATATCTTGTATCACCTATCTTTTGCTTAATGTGTTGCATGGTTTTACTTGAATCGCATATATCATCAATAACCAACACCTTACTATCTTTATCAATACTATCTAAATCAATATCCTGATTGATTTCAATATCTCCTTGTTCTGTACCTTCATACGAACTTACATCATACGATAATAGCTTTGCATTAAATAAATAACTCATCATAGTCGCCGGAATCATTCCACCACGTGCAATGCCAATAACGTGTGTAAAGTCTTTTCCATTAAGTTTAAAACGAAGAGCAATACTTTTCGTTAAAAAATCTATTACATCGTAACCGATAATCTTTTCTTTCATATAGCATTATTATAATATACTTTTTGATTTAATCAATTAAATAAGTATATGGATGACTATAAAGAAATGGGATTATTGTATGAAGCATTTGCACGTGCACCACTACGGGCACCTATAACTACAAGATCTTACCCAGCAAGTGAACCTGCAAATCAAAACCATACCCTCGGTCACCAACTACCAACAACACTACCTGGTGGGTCTATTAACGCGCATGCAAAGAATATTAGTAGCAGTAATAACAACGCAGGAGTTTGTGATGAGGAAACCGATATGTCAACACTTATGAAAAATGATATTATCAAAAAAGTGAAAAGTCTTATGACTGACGCAGAAAGCTTTGAGGATACAAAGACTATAATAGCACTCAACGAGCTAAAGCAATTTATAGAGAGACTCTAATTATGAATGATAATGATAAGATAAGCTTAATGTATGAAAATGTCCTAAAACATACATATGTTATTAACGTTAACAGTGATGCATCAAGCTGTAATGAAGCAGATAAGGTGGCTGCGATTTTATCAAAAGTTGATAAGCTTATCTGTAACAAAAAAAACTTTAACGATGCTACAGATTTGGTAGCTCTTAATACCTTAAAAGACTTTATCGAAAAGCTTTAATCGTCTGGATAAGCTTTATTACACATTATTTCCTTAACTAGGTGTAAGAAGTAGCATACACATGCGCAAAATAGAGGTGTAAATATACTACATGTAAATGGTATAAATATAATACCGCACCAGAAGCCTGTGCATAAAGCACAAGAAAGAAGCTGACGAAAGAACTCAATCTTCGTCAGCTTGTTTCTAAAGTAATTTAAAATCTCACCATACATTAGAATATAGCATAAGCCATATGATGTAAAGGTGAGAAATATTAAATCAGCCACAGATAAGTGTGTCATCACTTCCACCTATAGTTTTAACAGCATCACCCATTAATTCTAGCTCCTCTGCTTTAATAATGATGACATTACCATCATCATCAGTAACCTTATAACGACCATCAGCCTGCTTTTCAACAACAGGACAGCCCTTACCACCGCAGCATACTCTAACTGAGTTATCATTGATTCTTTTAATCATAACAGTATTTATTCTATTTACCCTGACCTCTATAACGTTTTTTATATATTTTACTTGTCTTACGTCTAGATGTACCAGAAATAGCGTGACAACCTCTTCTAATACCTTTTAGTTTACCTCGAGTTAATTTCATGTTTATATTTTAATATAGATGTTTAATTAATCAACTATTATTATCCTTCACAAGTACTACATGTAAGAATAGATCTAGCTAGCTCTTGAGCTGGGTTAGCACTACGCTGATAGTATAATGACTTAATACCTTGTTCCCAAGCGAAGATCATAAGCTCATTTACTTCTTTTGGTTTAGTTGTAGGTGGTATCATAATGTTAAGAGACTGGCCTTGATCAATATGCTTTTGTCTAATACCAGCTTGAATAATAATCTCCTTCTGAGAAATCTCACCAAAGGTCTTAAACACGTCTTTCTCTTCTTGATCTAGAAAATCTAAATGCTGAACTGACCCTCCGTGTACTAGAATAGATCTCCATACATCATCTGTATTTTGTTTCTTTCTAGTGAGAAGCTTTCTTAGCTCAGGATTCTTAAAAGTAAACTTACCCTTAGCGAGATCTTTAACAAAGTAGTTAGAGTTAAGAGGCTCAATAGATGGTGATACCTGACCGAGAATAAATGAGCTTGAAGTAGTTGGTGCTACAGCAAGAGTGGTTGTATTACGTCTACCATATCCTTCAAGTATAGGCGCTTCACCAAACATATCAGCTAACTCCACAGATGCTTTGTCTGCTCTCTCACGAATCGTCGACCAGATAGTACCATTAACCATCTTTGCCTCCATGGACTCAAACGCTATCATGTTCTTTTGCAGATACGAATGCCATCCTAACACTCCAACCCCCAATGCTCTATGATTAAGAGCAAAGCGTCTCGGTGCATTCATAAACTGCATACCTTCTGTCTTATCAACGAACTCTGAAATAACAGCGTCAAGAAAGTATACAAGCGTTTCAACAGCATCGGTATCAACGAGCTTATCCCACTTAAGTAGGTTTAAGCTTGAGAGACAGCAAACAAAGCTCTCCGCTGGGTTAGAAGGTAGCATGATCTCACTGCAAAGGTTGCTAGCGTAGATCTTTTCATTTTTATCTTTATAAACATTAGGTGCTTGATTGTTAACATTATCCTCAAAGAATACATACGGGTAACCAGTCTCAAATCTCTTCTTAATAATAAGTCCCCAAATAGATCTCTTTTCTTTATCACCATCAATCATGGACTTCATCCACTCATCACTGACAGTAACACCAATAGACATATCTTGAATATCATTACCCTCAGATCTAATCTTAAGGAACTCTTCAATATCTGGATGGTCAACAGGTAAGTAAGCAGCAAAGGAACCTCTACGAACGTTCCCTTGGGAAACAACATTCATTAGTTTATCGTAAAGTTCCATAAAGTGAACAGCTCCTGTTGACTTACCACCAGTAGAAATAGGAGCACCACGGCCTCTGATATCACCAAAATAACCAGATGTTCCACCTCCTTGAGCAGTCATAATACCTACCTCAGCAGTCTTCTCTAGAATACCTGACATAGTATCAGGTACATAGGAACCAAAACAACTAATAGGAAGTCCACGCTCTCTACCGAAGTTACTCCATACAGGAGAACTTAGCGAGTAGAAGCCTCTATGCATATAGTTTTCAAACTTATCTGCGTAACCTTCAATACCGAGAATCTTCTCAGCATGCTCAGCAATATCTCTAATGCGCTGCTCTGGTGTTTCACCTTCCAGTAGATACCCACGCTCTAGAAATTTACGCGAGTCCTTATTAAGCCAGTATATTCTTTTTTTCATAAAATCAGTTAAAATAAATCGTCTTCAGAGAATGACTGGTTCTTCTTGGCATACTCAACTGGTCTACCATGGAAGAAGTCGGTCATAGAGTTACCGTGTAACTCCTCTTCAAACCATATTGTACTGGCTATTTTATCTTTATCAATGTCAAAAACAGGATTAAATCCAATCATTTCAAGTGAATCATTAATTCTACTTCTAACAAACTCTTTCAATACCTCTGCAGATAAACCTTCCTCATCAACACCATTAACCATCCAGTCAATGATCTTAGCTTCTGCCTTAAAGGCTTCTTCTGCTTCGTGAGATACACGCTGAATCAACTCGTCGTCAATCAAGTCAGGATACTCTTCACGAATGGTATTAATAAGCTGTGCGCCTACCATAGCGTGAATGTTCTCTTCATTACGTGTGTATTTAACTTGCTGGTCAGTATCCTTAAGAACGTTTTTAAATCTCGCAAACCAGTTAATAACGTAAAACTGAGAAAACAAAGATACATTCTCAACGAACAAAGTAAACAAAATAAGAGCATAAAGATACTGCTTCTTACTATCCTTATAGAATCTATGTGTATACTTCTTAAGATACTTAACACGGCCTTGAATAAAGTCTAACTTAAGGTTCTCTTCAAATACATCCTCCATATCAAGCACAGAAAGTAATCTCTCATATGCATTGTTATGAATGACCTCTGTGTTAGCCATAACATATCCAAGGTCCTGTAGAGATGGATGTGGGAGATTGTCGCCCAGTTTAGCCCAAAAAGTTTTTACAGCTACCTCGATCTGACCAATAGCACTAAGAGTACGAATAATAATCTCTCTCTCTTGATCAGTAAGGACAACTTTAAACTGCTGTACATCTGACTTAAACCCAAACTCTTTATCTGTCCAAAAGCCATTATGCATCGCTTCAATGAACTGCTCGGTCCATGGATACTGGTTAGGTTTTCTTGAAACCTGCTCTTCAAATATCATTACGTGTATTAAGGCAGTTAGATGTTCCGTTCGTTACTTCTATACCCGAGCTCCTCTTTCGAGAAGGACTAATGTTGTTTAATGATACTCTGCTCATGTTCTTGTTTAATTATACTATGGAAAGTAGCCAACTCCAGCTACTCTCTCCAGAAAGTATTTAGTACAACCTGACTCAATAGCAGACTATTTTCTCACTCTTTTACGATTTTTTTGGCCACTCTATAACGGGTCGGTTCAACCTACCATTACGCCTTAATATGCCCTCTATTTCCTCTATTCTATCATCATTATGTGATGTACCCTCCCAGCGTGGGTCTTGTTTCCATCTATCAGAATGCGCGCCCTCAAGACCTGCATCTAAATCCTGCCACCAGTACCTTGTTTTCATTTCATCACTAAGGTCATCTAGCTGTTCAGATGTGTATGTTTCTTCGTCGCTGTGACGTAATCCGCACTCTTCATTAAAGAATTGTTTAAAGCTTTTATGTGACATAATAGTATTTATTAACTTTTAGCATAAATATACAAGAATGACTGAACAATTTGATGAAGGTGTTAAAGAGGTAGTACTATCACTATTAGCTCTTGGGGCTGGTGCATATGAGGCTGATTATATTAAGAGTCTGATTGATAGTAAGACTGAACCTATTGAGCAAAAGATACAAGCTATAAAGATAGCAGATAATCAAATAACAGATATGAAGTTTGATGCAGCTGCAGAAGAGGTCCTTAAGGATTTAGAGCAGGAGGCTGAGCCAACAGAGCCTGTACTTGTTAAACCAAAAGTTAAATATGATCTAGATTCACAAGAAGATGATTCGTGGAATGAGATGCTAGATGGTGTTAAGCACTTTGAAGGCTTTAGAGCAAAGAAATACGTCTGCTCAGGTGGTAAAGAGACTATTGGATATGGTCATACAGGATCTGCTGTCAATAAAGGTAATATAACTGAGGAGGAAGCTAGTAGTCTTCTTGAGAGAGAATTAAGGGAGACGGAAAAAGTAGTACAGTCTATTGTCAAGGTACCACTTAATAGTAATCAGTTAGCAGCGTTAACGAGCTTTACATATAACTGTGGTAGAGGTGCTCTCAGTCAGCTGGTTGGTAAGCCGGGTAGATTGAACGATGGTAATTACGATAGTGTAAAGGAAGTGCTTCCAATGTATCGCATAGCAGGTGGTAAGATACGTAAAGGTCTGGTTAGAAGGAGATCGTTTGAACTGGATCTATGGAATAGTTAAAATCTTTGTAAGTTACTATAAATATTCGTACTTTCATGTTTTTTTTATTATTTTGGTACACAAACTATATCCAATAATTTTGATAAAGGGTTGTCTTTGTCGTTAAGATCTATATATCTTATCGGCTGCTGCTTTTCTCGAGATGAATAATGCTGCATATATTTATGTTTAGCGTTATGTACAAAGTTCATATATTCGTCATGGTTTTCATCTTGGGTAATCCAATAAAACTCATCTCGCATATATTTATAAGCATAAGCACCTAATATATTATACTCAGATATAGTTGGCTTATCTTTTAAATAATCAAACAAACTGCAACCGTGCGTTCGAGCGATATAGCTTCTTAGTTCACCAAACAATCTCTTTGGATATACCAATGGCATACCTCTCATATATTCATACCCAACATCAAAACCTAAAGCTTCGCTCGTTAGTTGTTGCCACCGCTGAACACCTTCTATTGGTCTTTTCATCTTTTTAAATAACATATCATATGATGTTCGAAGCATGACGGGCTTCCCATCTTTGAACCACACATCAGGGTTATGTTCAGCACTAAATACACTATCACTGTCAATATGAAGAATGTAGTCAGTATTATCCGCAACATACTTATCAGAGAGCAACTTAATCCATTGTTGCCTCACATAACCGTGTTTAATATTTTTAGCTTTTTCGTCAATGAAATATTTTTGACTAATTGAATCTAGATATCTTTGAGACTTCGCACAATCATCTTCATGATCATCAATAACAATTATGTTTTCATTATATCCTTCGCAGAATTTTTTAATTGATTTTAAATTGTATTTTAAGAACTCAAGATCTTTGTCGTAAGTTATTGTTATGATAGATGTTTTTATTTTTTTTTCGTATTTAGATTTCACGTCTTTAAGAATTGATTAAGTTGAGATTAACTGTTGCGCCTCGATTCCCTTTTTAACTATCATTTTATATATCTCCTGTATATTAGCTGATCCCATTTCGTTTGATTTAAAAAGGCATGCTGTGTTTGATCATCTAAACTATCAAAAGGCACATCTATCTTATTAGCAGTCTTATTGTAGATTTGCTCTTTAATGTTACTAGTATCTATATTATAGCACTCTTTATATACTTCTGCTAATGCTGTTGATGTCTCGGTCGTATTATATACACGCATGTTATCTAGAAGCTCACATGTTTTATTAAAGTGTTCTTGAGTTACTGCAATATTATTTGGTAAATTATGTATATTTCTAATTAACCAAGACCCTTCGAGTTGTGATGAGTTGAGATATTCTATAAATGATTTACCGCCAAACGCTCTATGGGTTGGTTCATGAGCAGAATCTGGTGATTGAATATAGGTATATAGTGATTGCACTCTTTCATAAACATCTCTCAAAAAGATAAACTCATATGGTTCTATATATTCCGGTAGAATACTATATAAGGTCTCTTTATAGTTTCTAAAGCCTTCATCAGATACCTTTACAAAGAATATATTCTTATCACTTATATCTAAATCATTTATATCTACCTTATAGCAAATAGGGTTTAGTTTTGTATAACTACCACTCGTTGGTGGGTCACCTATATATAAAAATCTAAAAATAGATGAGTCATTTTGATGTACATCTATATACCAACACGCTCTACCTGCTGCATGCTGCTTCATAACAGCTAAGCTCTGCCGGATCATAAATGTCCCGGCGTTCTTGGGTATGTGAAAAAATACTGGTAACTTCTTACTCATCAACTTCTTCACTATTATCTTCTATCTTCTCTCCAGTTACATCTTCATACACTAACCGGGCTAATGAACCATCATTGCAGCCATGTAACAGTACAGCTGTACGTACATTAACAGGCTCACTAAATGTATATGTCGGATCAGGCCATTCCTCTCTATCTTCACCTTGAACGAAATAATTACCAGAGTCATCAAGATACTTGCTATAATTACACGTCCTGAAACATAGTTGTATCAGCTTGGTATCATGCGCATGCGGCGGAAACTCCCACTGACATAAGACATCCCATGCTGTATTTATATTATTAACATACGTCCAAATCCTTGAATATATGCCGATATCTGGTGGATAGATAGCCGCACCAACGAGATGCTGGCATAGTTTGACCATCTCTTGATCACCTGTAGTGGTAGTAGTCCATGATAAGTTACCCATAAATGGCTTACCTTCCTCGTGATATTCAGCTTCAAGCTTATCAGCCCAACCTCTACAGAGCGGCGTCATATCCATCTCCAAGAACAGCCATGGCTTATCCGTGTTGGTATATTCGTCACCCTTTAGATACTTAGCTGTCTCTAACCAATAATGGTTAGGTCCTCCAGGCCAACCGAGCCTACCGTCAATATCGAACGTGTGATGAATCTTACAACCACGTTCAAAGTTATGCTCGATACGTCTATAGGTCTCACGAGCCAGAATATGATCACGCGGCCTGCTAACTACAACAAGATCATGACCCGGGTAGGGTCCAAATAAATTAAACACGCGTACAAAGTCTTCAAGGACTTCGTCATCTGTCTGTGATACAGGTACAACAAGAATCATATATTATATATTAATATGATTCTCTATTTAGTCAAGTGTATTACTTAACTTTCTTACGTAGCGCGTTGTATGTGTTTTTACCTTTGCCTTGTGATACTATAATACCATCTTCGAACTCAGACCAATCCTCCTTACTAATAGTCTCAACACCATCCTTCTTTAGGACATTGTTTACCTTAGTAAGAATTCTTGTAGTAACCGTAAGCTCAGTATCTCCAACAGTAATGTTGTTAGCTTCAGGATTATAGGTGATTACAACACTACCACATGATAGAGTGTTAACATCCTTTTCTACACTTAACGCTTCTTCCTTTTCAGCTGCAACTTCGATATCAATCCAAGCTGTAGGCTCTCTACGAATTATTGATTTTAGGAATTTAATTATCTTTTTCATATCTACCACTTCTTACATGACCAGTAACCTGCTTTGGTCTTGTCTTTCTTTTGATCACACTTATGTCTAGCTCTGAATGACTTTCGTGCACCTGGGTTAGACTTTCTAATACGCATGTTAGGGTCGCCGAAGTTTACCTTCTTAACGTTACCTGTCTTAGGATCCTTAACATATACTTTAAACTTTTTAACATCACCACGAGTTGGCTTATTCAACGTTACCTTACGTCCTTTGTACTCAGCATCTTCTTCAGGTATACCTGATGAAGCAAGAATATCCTCGTCAAAACTACCAGAGAGTACATCATCTTTAAGACTCTGTTTAGCCTCTTCAATTTCTAAGCCCATGCTCATCTTAGCTTTAATAGCTTGTGCAAGAACATCCTCTTCTTTGGTAAGGTCATACTCCTTCTTCTGATCAATGGCTTCACCAATATCCTCTTTAAAGTCGTCAAAATAAATTTGATTACTACCATACTCTTGCTCAAACATATCTACAAGATAAGACTTAAACATAGCTGGAGCTCCAGCATCTTCTTCATCACAGTCGTGGTAGTTAAGGAAGCGCTGTGCTGCTTTGGCTGTATGTGAACCTTTATCTTTAGTACTACTTCTCAGGCTCTTTGCCTTTGAGCAAGTAATCTTACCTTTAATCTGGTTAGAGAGTATACCAGGTTTAGATGCCTTATGCTTATCTTCAGCATTTTCTTCACCTTCAATCTTCTCACATGAGCCAGACTCACCACGCTTCTTACCAGGTACCTTCTTATACCCGTCCCAGCACTTATCATACTTCTTATCCTGCACACCTTCTGTATACAGTCTTGCCATGGCTTCGTTGTCTTTCTGAATACTCATAGTATATAGTTATTTATAGCAACAGTATAATAATTTGCAAAAAAAACATAACACCGCCGAAGGCAGCATGCCGCTCACTAAGAGCTCCGCACCGCGGAGCAAAATGCCGCTCACTATGTCATAGCCTTCCAAACAAAGAATCCAATATACACTGAGACAATAGCACCTAAGAGGAAGTATGTTCTGATCTTATACTTCTTAGTAATCTCATCATTCTCGTCAACATACGCATTATAGAGCTTCTCCATCTTCTTATAGTATGCTTCCTCTCTATCAGTGTCATACTCAACGTTCCTATTACGTTCATGAATGTCATCGATAACTTCTTGTAGATCTTTTGTATTAGCCATATACCAATTATACGATAGTTCCTTTTATAAACAAGAGGACAAAAAAAATTCTCTAACACACAGAGGCATTAGAGAATTAATAAAGTCTGAATACTAGTGATGTTTAGTTACCCCGACGGCCCTGATATGCCTCATGTGCCAGTCTTAAGTAGCTAGCTGTATCTTCGAATGCTGTATCACCGGTCTCTTCTGCATCAGCGTGTGTAAGCTTAAACATACTATGAAGTAGATCTTCGTACTGCTGCGCATCTAGTGACTTAATGTCTAGTGGACACTCTTCACCTTCTGACTTACTAGCTTCATGTCTATCTAGATCAGCCTGTGACTCAGGTAATTCACCATGTGCTGCAAGATACTCTGCATCCTTGTCTTCTCCGGCTTCGTAACTCTCAGTGATTACTTTACTTGCCAATGATGCTAGATCATCTCTATCTTTACCCCAGTTATTGTGTTGCATATAGTTATTTATGTTAGATTGTTAGATTTTATAGTAACCCCGGGGAAATTCCGTATATAGGGGATATCTCTCGAGCGCTAAAAAAATTATGCGAGCCATGGCTATATTATCCTTTTTCGTTCACCTCTATATATTAACAATCTCGAACGCCCACTGTCTATAGAGCCCGCTCTCTCTAGACAAACCTTCTCTCTAGTACAACCCTTATTCTTAGAACCAACCCAGTCTCTGATAAGTACATTGTTATATTATATTAGTATCTAATAAACCTACTACCACATGGTGTATAATAATACCTTCCACACTTACTATATGAATGTCTATTGTATCTATATCTATATGATGTCCTAGATGGGTAGCATGATGGGGCTGCGTATGTATTGTATGCTGGGCGAGTGATATATGTCCTCGTCTGTACTGTAGGTACTGTTACAGCATACTCGGTAGGTACTACACATGATGCTAACAATAAGCTCGCAATGCCTAGTAGAACAAGCTTAAAAGAATTTTGCTGTTGTCCTTTTAGTGATGGTATAGTTTTCATAGTGTTATTTATTATTGTATCATTAAAGAGCCAGGCAGGCTGTATATGTTATGTTGTAGGTATGTATTAAATGCCTGCCTGGCTCTCTGTTATGATGAAATTGTTATCCGAAAGCTATTGGTAAGAGTACTACTAAAGCTAACATAAGTGAGAACATTACTAGGCCTCCTACTATCTCTACTATCCATTCTTTCATGTCTATATTATATTAGAGTTCCAATTGTGGGATAAGATGCTTGGTTTCCATTGGTGTAGTGCATGGATGGAATGAGCAATCCCAATCAATCTT